AAAGAGTATAAAGAGAAGCATGTTGCAACAGCATTTGGCTCTGAAAGTATCGAAGGTAATTTTGAAAGTGAAGACGATATACCAGAAGAAGTATACGACGCATTAAATTCATCTTTCCCCTTCGAATGTATGCAGGCATTATATTCAATCGAATAATATTCAAAACCAAATAAAAATATAAATTAAGATGATTGCGATAACATGGGATATAATCGTGTACGTGCTGATACTCGTATGTACACTGGTGTTTGTGCTAACGAGGGATAACACCCCTCATTGGTTTGGTTCTAATAGAGAATGGGCTTTGTTCTTCTGGGTTGTATTAGCCCTCGTATTTACCGCGATTTGGGGCGGTGTCTTTTGGTGGTAACTAACAAATAACAGATTCAGAGATGAAGAAAATATTATTAATTATCATGCTCGTAAGTATAGCGAGTTGTACGGTGCAGAAAGGCACCACTATTCTTTTAGTGAATAAAAAAGAGAATCATCCCGGGTACTATTTTCGATGGGCTGATTCACTGAATAAAACGAATCGTTTCACGAAGCAATTTCAAAGGGCCGATTCAATGTTTAACAATAAATTCAAATTAAAATAATATGAAACAAAAGAAGCTGCATATATCCTTTGACCTTGATATAAGTCTACTGGATGATGATAAAATACGTAAACCAGCTTTGAAAGCTGAAATTAAAGACTGTATAAGGGACAGGCTATGGCAGTTCTATGGATGGGTAAAAATTACCAATTTGAAAATTAACGAATAACAGAACTAAAATGAGTATATACCTGAAAGATTTAGACGGGACCGCTATTGAAAAGTGGTGTGTCGAACTAGATAAATGTGAACGTCGTAAAATGACTAACAAGGAGACGGAATTAATGATTAATGCCACCTTTGCTGAGAAAAAGATGGAAGGGGACAATGATTGGGAAAATCTATTAAAGGGATATAATGGTGTAACGATACTTTATAATCGAGTGAAATATTGTCACACCTACACTATGAGTAAGGCTGTTTACGTTTTTCTCGGGTCTATTTGCGATACTCCGGGAATGATCACAGAATACGCCAACTTCATCCAGTATCTGTGCCATAAGAAACACATCAAGCATATAGATATGACCACATTTGCCGTACAATTATTCCCTTGGGGATTTTTCCGTGAAAACGATCTACAGCAGGCATGGTGTCGACAGAAAGTTATTACTGATAAAGGGGGATCAAACAATATGTTGGACTATAATTATTTGATGGAATCTATTCAGAAACTGGGTTAAGGATATAATATGGGTAAAACAATAGTTACTAAAATAGAGAAATGTGCGCAATGTCCACATAGTGAAATTCTTCCAGATCCTGATCCATGGGATTGGTTTTGTGATGATGACGAAAAAATTTTCTGTAAGAAATTAAATAGAACTATAGCCGCTGCACTTCGTCCATACGAAAGTGATAAAGTTGATATCCCCAGTGATTGCCCCTTGGAATAGAAAAAATTCTAATCTAATAAGATATGAAGAGAAGAATCCAAAAAAAAATGATGAAAAATCCGGGTAGGTATAAATTGCACCAGTATTTGAAATATGCTCATCAATGGTCAAGTTCTATCGATTATAAGTGCCGTTTATACCTGATATTGGAGAGTGGTAAGATAATTAGAATCGAAAATTAAAAATCAAGCCTGAACTATTCGGAATCTCCTAATAGTTTAGTAGTTCCAATACTTTTTTAAATGATATGCATCCCCAAATGTCTTTGATGTTTGGGGATATTTTTTTGAAAATAAAATTTATATTATGGAAATAAAAATAGATCGGAACTTATATGCTGATTCATTAAAAGCGGCATTGAAAGTAGATTTTCTTAAAAGTAGTAAGGAATTAAAATTATATGCAGCCTCTATCTATAACGCTTCGATGTGGGCTAGGGAAATCGATAAAAAATTGGCTATACGCACACGGATAAACCCTTCGCCAATACAGCAATAGGTATTATCCAATGTAGCACCTTCTCAAAACGTTCTAAAAAACATTCCATTGAAGAATCCTAAATATCAGGCAGAAATCACAGTAGAATGCGAAATCTGCCTGATCCAGCAATATGTCAACCTTACTTTCCTTCATACAACAATACAATGAAATAGTCCGAACTTGGATACCGCCCGGACACAAAAAAGGCGGTGAAACCGTTTGGAATTACCGCCTTGACTTTAGTATTAAAAATTTTAATTATTTCTTGGTATTACCAGATGGCTTGCTTTTATTCTCATTACTTTTAATAAAAATAGATGCTACGGATACAAGTGTACTAGCACCCATAATCCCAGCAAACCAAGGTTTGTCTAAATAGAGAGCATAACCAGCAAGAGCTATCATTACAACTATAGCAAGAAATGCGAAAAACATTCCCCACCAGTTCATTCTTCCATCTCTTCTATCAGCTTTTCTAATCATATTCAATTTATTACTATCCATTTTATGTCGGTGATCTTGCTCTTTTACAGAGGCATTAATAAGATAATCGACAATCCTAGGATCAATACTCTTATATGCGGCTAATTCTTGAGGTGAAGGTAGGCAGTTGTCATCAACGGTATAAGTCTGCTCTAATTGTTTTCCAACTCCATCGCCTGTTGCAACTTGTGTTTCTCGCTGTTTTAATTCTTGCTTACCCATTGTTTAATACAATTTCATTGAAAGCTCTACGCATATCCCCTTCAACATTTCTTCTGTCTTCCATAAGATTTCTCTTATCATCATTCCTATTTCTGTCTTTTTCTATAATTTCTTTCCTAATTTCAGAAATAGCTTCGGAGTTCTGCTTATAATGCCCTTGAGAGGCATCACGAAATGTAGAAGCTCCATTTTTAATAAAACGTCCTACTTCCTTTAATATGCACATACTTACCTCCATATTTAAATTATAATGCAAATATAAAAATAAAACAGTAAATCAGATATTTTGTTTCCAAGATTATGCATATTATTAACCATAAAGTCACATTTTAACTAAAAAATTAAACGGTAATTCCAACAAGTCAAAGAACTCTTATATCTTATTTCCCTTCATACATAGCTTCCATATACAACCATATCTTACCCGGAGGAGCATCCTCATCAGCAAAATAGAACTTATGTGCAGTCTTAATGATTAACTCATCATCGAGAACTGTACATGTATCGGCATAAAATCCGTTAAAAGCTACATACTTGTCCCATTTCGTTGTCCCCGAGGGGAAAGTCATGCCTTTGGTTACCGATTCTATCTGTTCAAGCGTCCAATATCCGCCTTCGCATTTTTTGCCAGCCCTATCTGTATACCGGATCATAGACACATCATGCATGGCAAATCCTTCATCATAATGGTTTCCATACATGATACCATGTTGTTCACGCATGAACTTCCAGAACATTTCCGGATGTTCCTCTTTCATTTTGCAAAGCATTTCGTTTAAGCCGTCCACACTTTGCCACATTATCTTTTCTGTTGCTACGCCTGCATTTCTTGCGGCGATTAGCATATTCTTGTAATCCATAATAATTATGCGTTAAAAAGTTCTTTCAATTCAAGGAAATCCGCCTCGGTTATCTTTATCGCTCCAGTATTGCCGAACATAAGATTGAAAACCGGATTATTCGGTAATTTAAAGCGAACCACGCCTTTTCCAATAGTTCCCTGCAAGAATCCCTTGCCAAACGTGGTTTCTTCCATTTCTCGGAACATGGTCATCATGTCTTTAAATAGCATGTCCGCGTCAATATTTCCCTCCTCATCACAAATAAATAATGCAGCATTATCAATTGTATTCTCAATCTTTCCTCGCTCACGTGCCAAATAGTTTTTGGCTCCACGCTTCATGTAGATAGAAGCCGTTTTCAAATTCGGGTTCTGTGTCACAAAATCATCAATCCTGCCATCGACCCATGTTTCTAAAGAATTAATAGCTTTATCTTTAAAATCTAATAATTTCTCTTTTGCTTCCATACTATTTATTTTTTAGGAGTTTTAGGAACCGGCTGTTTGCCATTCTTCATATCAATAAATTCCTGCCAGGTTAAGTGAGAGTACTGCATGATATATTCATTCATCAGCGCCTCTTTCTTGTTGGCTTCGTCTTTAGCGGTTTTCTGAATTCGTTTCAGAAGCGTAAGATGCTTATCAAGAGCATCCTTTCCGTCCTTAGTATTATTCTCTACAATCGGACGCATGATGCGCATATATTCGCGTTGAAGTATCTGCTGGATATTGATGCTGCTTTCTTGGAACTCCTGATTGTTTTGCAAAAAATCAAATTCTTTATCACTCAATGAAGAAGTGATACGATCAATCTCGTCCCACACCGGAGTAACCGGTTGTGATGGTTGCTGATAGGTCCTCTTCATGTCAGCAATCTTCTGCTGCATTACTTCCTGTTCCTTTTCAAGTTCCGGGAGAGAAAAGTCCCTTTGTTGTAATAGTGGATCTCCGAAATTCATATTGCTTGTTAGTTAGTGGTTAGTAAAAAAAAGAAAGTGGTTCACCCCCCGGAGGGGGCTTACCACTAACGCTTTTTGCGTTTCTTTGCGCTCTTTACAGATTTCACGCTGTTGGAGTTGGCGTTACTGTACCTGGACAGTTGCATCCGAAAGGGTTTGCACCCTCCAGAACTGTAACTGTAGGAGTAGACGGCAATCCTACAACACCGTAGATGGCGCGGCAAGTCTTACGATCAGTGTAGTTGATAGAGGCAGTAAATGCTCTGTCGATTTCGCACTGGATCAAACGATCTTGATACGGGCGAGTGGCTTCCAGAACGGCAACCTTCTTGTCAAGGTCACAGAACTTGGCGCTATAACGCTCGTTCAGTACGTCGTAAAGATCACGTTGTGATTTGTACAGACCAAAGTCACCGTCTATCTGAGACTTGTACAGACCAAAGTCAGCATCTACTTGAGATTTCCATAATTGGAATTTCTCGTTGATGTCAACATCACGATGAGCGGACATCTGTTCCTGAGTGTTCACTTTCAGGCTCCACATTGCATTAGTCAATGCAAGAGCTTCAGAACAACCCTTTTCCCATGCTTGGAAAGCAGTGGGAGCAGCAGCAGAACGGCCTGCAATTGCATCGCTTACCGTGTTGATGTTCACGTTTTCAGGCATACCGCCACCAAAACCGAAACCACCTCTACGAGACAATGCCCACAAACCGAGCGCTGTGCCGGCTATGCCTAGACCTAAACCAGCCGAATACTCACGTATTGCTACGTGTCCTGACTATATCTTACCCATACTAAGTATGAGAAGCCCTGTTTCGAATTCCGTGCAAATAGGAACCCTACTCTCCCGATTCGGAGATAGTCGATACACCGCTCAACCTTTCGATTGCATGGCACGGGATTTACCACGTGGGCATTCCCCGTTAGCATTAAAGTAGTTCTTTAACACCCCGCTTGCGAAGCGGATAAGGGCTAACAGGCACTGTTACATACCAGCTACACCTTTCGATGCAAAACGGTCGCGGTCATAATCGTAGTAGTCACGATCTCCGTGTACATACTCCTTCTCCTTGATTACTTCTTTTACTTCAGCTTCCATAAAAATATGTTATTTGTTGTTACAAGACAATGCAATAGCATTGCGATACAAATAACCTTATAATGGCTATGCTAACATATTGCTTATCTGCGAGTTCTCTGCGAGTTCTTTGCTAATTTCACTCGTACAGTTTTTTACACTCCATTTCTGTAATTTACACTCAAAATTATTGCGGATATGATTTATTGACTGTCTTTTAAGGTTGGTATGCCTTGATATTTCATCATCGGTAAGAAACTGGGCAAGAAAATAAACGAGGATATATCGGGCATCTACACACTCTTCTTTATTAGAAAAAATCAATGATGGCATTTCAATGCCTGTGTGTTTACGCACCATGGCATTTATCGTCTGGTATAAATCTTTTGTTTTCATATCTGTTATAAAACATAAAGTTATTAAAAACAATAGTCACAACCCGCTTGTTTAGTGAGGACTGAAAGCCCTAACAGCATTGGATTGTGACTGTTGTCCCTTGTGGTTTACCAGACGTGGCAAGGGACGGGCTTTCTTTTATCTCTAAGCCCCGGAAAGAGAGCATTGTTAATATCCTTATGAGATGCTTCTACTCATCTCTAATAATCAATGATCTAAATCATATTAACCTCCTTTCTTTGATGTTGTTTACATACATACACTCAGCTTGAAAAATAAAACACAAAACGAATTAAGCTTTCATATAGGGATGTACAGGCGTCCCTTTTTACTAATATCATTCCTTCTTTAATTTATAGATAACCCATGCTACAATCATCAATAGTAATAATATACAAGATGCCCATATTGCACCGGAGATCTGTTTAGGTACCGTTGTTTCATCTTTCTGTTTTATAATATTTTGCTTATCATTTTCCTGGATCCGGGAAAATGATGCACTATCGGATTGCAAAGAGAAACTGTCTACGGATGCAACATTAGTTTCTTGCTCGATATTATTATTTTCTTCAGTATTACCTTCAGCCAGCAACGGATATTTACCTGTATCCGGATTAACCGGTTTACTGGTATCATACAACTTCCAGTTTATCCTCCGATTAGTTGTAGAGTGAAAGAAGTTCGAAATATCCTGTATAGCAGTGAATCCCAAATCAATACTCTGTTTAGTACTATCCTCTCTTTGAACGAAAGTCTCTTTCATGACGGTAGATTTATGACTCCCACAGGAATAAAGCGACATCACAATTCCCATCACAACCAAGGCTATAAAACCTATTATTGATAGCCTAACCATTTCTTTTAGATTATTCATGAACATTTTCTTTTTCTATTTGTTATTATAAAGTTCATAGAAGCTCCTAACGGCCTTCCGCTGTGATAGTACATTGCCGTTATCTTTATAGCTCAAATATGAAATCATTGATTCGATTTAACCAGCCTCTTCTGAACTTGTTGTTAGCCGGGCGCTTATGACAAATTTCCTCGATGAAGTCAAACCGTGCAATCTTAATCATATCGAATAATTCGCGAGGATTACGCGAATTAACAGCTTCAAGGGTTTTAGGCCCGACAATGCCGTCCACCTTAACGTTAAGAAGCTGTTGCGGTATCTTTATGCCGTAGTTTCCTGAAGCCCAAACCCAATCTACCAGAATATTAGCAACAGACTGACTTTCTATCTGGTCAGCCTTCCATCTGTCCCAATACATTGTCTTTAATATCTCGGTCCATTCATGTTCAGATAGATTCTTCAACCTCTCAACGGTTGGTACCGGATAACCTTTCTTCCGGCAATACTGCATATAGGTTGCAAGCGTTACACCTCGATTAGTCGCACCTCCCAAATCATCGGGATCATTTACGAAACCTCCCTCCCACTTTAGGATAAGAGGTGCCAGTTTTTCAACATTTGCCATTACTTTCCTTTTTATTATAATTCATCAATTTTTCCCAATTGTCTTAGCTTCAGACCGTCAAAATACATATTCACAGACTGGCTCATAAGTGACACAGTAAAACTTTCTGCCGGGAGATACACTTGTTCTGTCATCAGATTAGCGATGGCCTGATTGTCTTCAAGAGTGGCAATGAAACTAAGCTGCTTATTCACATACAGAAATTTCCCAAGGAAAGCACGCTGACCATTGAAGTCGTTATCTATCATCCGACGAATCTTGTTGAGCGTTCCTTCCCGGTTAGTCAGGTGATTTTCCATCCGTATCTTGAGAATGTAATACTTTACGAGTGCGCAACTCCTGTCAAGCGTTTCCTTGGTGACTGCTTTAGCTTCTTCTTTGCCGATAGTCCGGTTATTCAGATCACTGAAATATCTTGCTGTCTGGTCGGTAGACTGTTTAATACCTCTCAATAGCTTTTGGTTACTGATAATCTGAACTACAAATACTATCAGTAATAAGGCTGTGAATGTAACAGCAAAACCAAACATGACCTTTAAGGCCCCTAAGTCTCCAGCCGCCTCGGCAATCTCAATGGCTGATTTAGAAAGTTTGTCCACTGCTTCAATGTTTCCTTGTTGTAGTATCATAGTTTCTATTATTTTGGTTTTCTGTATCCATTACTTTTAATTTTATAAAATTAATCTTATCTTTGCAATAGGATAGTTAGGACACTATCTCGCTCACAATCTCGTCCGGCTCGTGAGAGTCAGACGGGATTTTTATTATTACGCCTTTGAATAATGCTTGGTCTGCTCGTTATTCTTGTAAAATGTCAAACCGTTAGAAGGAATCAAATAACAGGAATAATCATCAGAACCTACTTTTTGAGAACAAAAGATTGTTCCACTGTCTATTGAAGTTTCATTATATAACACATTATCTACATATCTACGCAGCCTAAGTCGTGGAAGATAATTAATAACACCATTCCATTCGCTTTCAAAAAAGCTCAAGTTCCCAACTTCTATACCGTCTTGAGTGTACATTTTGAGACTATTAGTAACCGGGTCTATTTCTATACGAGTACCATTCGAGGAAGTGGAAATCTTACCTACTATCTCTATTTCTCCATTTTCTTTAATTCTAAAAGAATCGTTTGGCGATTTTATATTCTTAAAGACTCCACTTGTAGCGTTGACCTCACCATTGAATTTGTATTTTCCATTTTCCGGGTCAAGCTCAAACATTATCTCGTTATCCACCAAAGCAAAGATACCGGATCGTTCAACTCCATCAATGGTTATACACTTGTCACCCTGCACGATACCGGTTAAGATCGGTTCCTCAGCCGTCCCGGTGTTCTTACCCGTGAACAGCTTCGGAGATATCATATAATTACTACCAATTTGCACCTTGTTTGTATCCCAACCTATTAACCAATCTGGAACATTTGCCATCACCTTAGATATTGAAGCTTCGGTAATCAAGACATAATCAGGAATTGACCGTTCATAGGCCATTACCGCAATACTGTCATATTCTAATGATTTCTCGAGGGATATATTTATAAAGTTGAGCGATTCCAAGGGCTGAATGGAAAGCACTTCAACACCTTCTTTTAAATAAGATACACGCCACCTGTCAGGAGTATAATCTTCCTTACTGCTTCCACTTATACGAAGCAACTTAGCTATAACAGTATTGCCGGAAATTGAAGTACCATGTATATCGCACGGAATATCGCTAACGCGGATACCGTTCATATAAAATTCTATCGCAAACATTACAGCATCTTGGCCATCCGCACCATCTTCACCTTTATCCCCTTTTATTTTAATGGGATTTCCCCAACTACCAGAAGACGCGCTTTCCGCTACCTTCTGAGACATCCATACGACCGAATCTGTAGCGTTGGTATGCCATCCGTTTAAAGTACCATCTTCTGTTGGTACTTCCGGTTGTGACTCGCCATCGTGATATGTAATAAACACGGATAAACCATCAGAACCATCAGCACCAGAAGCTCCGTCATTTCCGTCTGCTACCATTAAAGCCCAGGCAGTTCCTGTGTAAATATAAACCTTTCCATTGTCAATATCCCGATATACCCAGTTTATCTCGGGATTCGCAGGGGGAGTAGACAAGTCACCTTTCCACACAATTGATAATCCATTGGTGCCATCTTTACCATTAGCACCATCTACACCGTCAATAGTCATTTGATACCATACGCCATCCTGATAGACGTAACTCTTGCCATCCGTAGTATTTCTATAAGCCCATCCATTTTGAGGGTTAGCAGGATGCGATACAAAGCTGCCTTGCCACACTATTGATGTTCCATCCTTGCCATTAACTCCGTCAGCACCATTCTGTCCCTTTTCTCCAGTTACACATACAGCTTCTGTTGTTGTGCTCGTACCATCCGTATATGTTATGACTGAACGCGTCCAGACGTACCAACCATTTTTCCAGGAAGGTCTTTCAGTACTCCAATCTCCATCCGCCAAACTGGAGGAAGAACTGGAAAGATAATATTGTTCTACTATCGAGGAAATTCCCTTTCCACCACTGATGCACGCCGCCTCAGTATAACTAATAGTCCCATCAGTAAGTGTTATCCTGGTTCTTGACCATATATATTTTCCATTTTCCCACGATGGTGCCGTAGTCTGCCAACCCAAGGTAGGAGCTTCAGTGCCGGATGAATTTTTTGCATATTCAACATCAACTGATTCAATACCGGTTCCTGCATCTCCCTTTAGGTTTTCCTTAGCTTCAGGGGAAAGATTATCCCAGCCTAGAATCACATCTCCCATTGTGCAGACAAATTTGTTTTTTTCGTCATCCCATTTCCATGAGATTGCACCACCGGCAATATATCCGGATTTATCCGTTGCAAACCGGGCGGAACCGTCGCCAAATTCAGCTGTTCCATCAGGATAGATACAATAAACTGTATGTCCGCTGCTATCTGTTCCTTTAATCAAGCCATTCTCGCAATAGAAGCCTTTCAAACCATTTGCACCGGGTATATCACCACCGATACGCATTTTTACGCAGCCGGCAAAACTTTTACTATTAATGCCAAAGAGAATGTCAATGGCGGGTTGTCCGCCTTCGTCCGCATGAAGATAGATAGCTGATTGTCGATTTATATTAATAGTATTACCAAACTGTATAATTTCATCACCTTCAGTTGGTATAGACATATCTGATAATCCGGAGACTACTGCTTCCATGCCATCTATATAATCAATACTTCCGGAAAATTCACTGACAGGAATTACAATCGTATCAACACCATCTATCTTGCGAATTTCCGATATCTCTACCCAATAACCTTTTAATGTTCCATTTTGCCAATTCTGACAACGAATGATATCATGAGCGACGAAGGACATTTCATCTTCTTCAATAGTAATGAGCCAATTTTGCTTTGCATCATCCAATATGGCACTCTTTATCTTACCGTTTGCCTGAGTGATTCCAAGAGCTCCTTTTACAGCACGTATCTTCTGGATCAAGAGTTCAAAAACCGTCATCGTTTCACGCACAACAATAGAATCTATTTCAAGCTTCCATTTTCCCGATACATACTCCCATATTTTCCATCCGTGACCTGCGAAGCCGGACATGAAATCTTCTACCACTTCTGCCACATATTCTCCGGCAGCATTCAAGATTTGCTTACCAGTTTTCTTTGCCGAAGCAAGCATACCTACAATCTTTGCTGTACTTAATATAGCCATAACTATAGTTTTATTATTTCAATCAGATTAACTCCAGGCACATAGTTCACGCCTAAAGTGTTCCAGAAATACACATCCAATAAGCCATCGCTACCAACTGTTACGTTATCAATTTCAACGAACTGAGTCATGTTGTTCAACGGGCTAAAGTCTATATTTACCTCCACATTGTTAGCCGAATAGAATACCGACGGAAATTGGTCTGACGGAAGATCCCTGTTACAAGAAGGCAATATTCTTACTTTATAAGTACCTGCGGCAAATGCCTGGAATCGAAGCATGACCTTTAAACCGGAGCTGGTACTGCTACCGGAATTATACCGACTAATATACTTGGCGGGATATACACCGCTATCGTCCACATCAGGTTGGCGTACATCTGTATTAATAGCAGACCGGTCCACATTTATCTCACCTGGATAATCATCTCTTCTCTTTAAGTAATTACCTACTTCGTTCCCGCCGGAATCTTTCAGAATATTGGTTGTATAGTTAGTTCCTTGTACAATTGACATGTAATTTATAATCTCACCATTAACCGTATCATAAGATATATTATTGGCAAGCTGAGCAAATGAAACGATTGTTTTTCCGGCAGTGCCACTTCCACCTTCTTCCTGGAAATTACAAGTTATCGTTTTATTGCCTTGAACATTATTGACGGTCGCCGTTCCGCTCGTAGTCCCTACACCGGTACTCGTATCTGCGCCACTCCAACTACCGATAACATAGCCATCATTAGCCTGCGCGTTAACGCTTGCCTGGCCTCCCTCGGCAACATCCTGAACGGCTGGTGTCACAGTACCGTACGCAGTGTTATTCGCCTTTCCTGTTACTGTATAAGATACGGCCGGACGTTCAGAATACAAGATGGAGGAAGATTTGATTTCTGACGTTCCATAATCATTCTTAACCTGTACATATACCGTTTTAGATGCATAACCGGCTGAAAGCTCATAAGAAAAAATCTTCGATGTACCGGCAATCCAGGATACATCGGTTAAATCGGCAGTCTCTCCAACTTTATAATGAGTAAGTCCGCCAGTCATGTTAAGAGTGATAGATACCAACTGTTCGTAAGTCACCGTTACACCATCATTGATTAATATCGAATTTAAAACCGGAGCGGTCTCATTTGTGGATAACCGTGCGACAAACGGAGCTTTTAAAGTATCTTTTAATTGATTTACAAAATAATATGCATCAGTCTTATCATCCTCGGATAACGTACTTTCAAATTTTGACGTATATTTCTCAGCACAATCCAGGAGCAACTCGTTGAAATTCACATTTACAAGCATTCCTGGACCATGAGCCGCATAGCTATATCCGAATATCTTGTCGGAAACCGTGAACGCATCCACGGAAGTAGTTCCTGATATCAGGAATGACAAGTCCTTGAAATAATAGTTCTTAGAAAATGGAACTAATATCTTCCATGTGACAGTATTGTCGCTTACTACCTTTTTAACGATTGAATTCAACCTCATCTGTATATATTCGTAGACCTCATCCCAGGAAGCAACCCAAAGGCTATCGTCACCACCCTTTCCATATAATGAATAGATAGTTTCCAATAGCTCTATCCGGGAAAGGTCCACGCGGTGGGTCGTTATACCTACCCAGTAGGGGTTATCGCTTGTATGTTGTTCAGCCAGTTCTTCCAGCTTTACATCATTAACGGAAGAATTGGTTCCGCCGTAGGTCCTTTTTTTGAATAAAGAACCTGTAGATTTCAGGTAAATGAATTCCAGGTGATGTAATGAACTGCGATAGAAATCAATTAAAGGGGATTTATCTGCCGCAGTTACGTAGGCGGCATTACCGTCGGGGAGTCCCATTATTTTCATGCGACGGTTTATTTTCTCAAGAACCTTATTGTAATCGGCCACAAAGCCTTTTTCAATATCATCGGCATTATCCTTATCATATACTCTTTCGTCAACATTGTGGTAGAGCATGGAAACGCCCCAATCCTTTATCAAGTCAAGCTCATTCCAGGTTATATATATGCTGTTAGTACTGCTGTCCTTTATAAGTCCATCCGGATTATATTCGTTACCCCACGTTGGCCATAATGCAATGCTAAAACCAAAACGGCGATCATTACCGCAGCCGTCAGTATATACGAGTGGATATTCAGGGATATAGCCGGTCGTCGGTGTGTTGCCAAGATGGAAAAACTCAGTATCATCGATCCATTTTTGATTAATTCTTCGCCAGATACGTGCATAGGCTCCCTCCACGGAATCATCCGCTGTATATGTAAATGCGAAATGCTTGTCATATTTCAAAGGCGCAAAATTTAGGTTCACATCATCCGCACTAACACCGGAAGGAAGATCAATGCTAAATTCGATAATCTCTCCTGCAAGTTTAAGATATTCAAGGGTCAGCATCAAGGTTGAACCGGATGGCAAAACTGACTTACATATCACAGATAATTTTGTCTCAAAATTTTCTGTCACATACATCTGACTAACGTCAATCGCTCCTGGATAAAACTTACCATCTGTATCCTTGACTGTTATGTTTTTAGCTGCTAAATACATATTATTACCCAACGGAGATTCGCTTACGGTGTACTCCTTTTCGGCCCCTACAGAAGTAGGAGGTTCAGATAATGATACAGTACAAGAATAGATATCATGTTCTTCTCCCTTGAATGAATAAGAACCGATTACTTTTTCTTCGTCAGAAATCCAGATACCACCGGAAGCGCCCGATATCCCTTCAAGATAATCAACTCTTGTAAGGAGCTGTGCCAGATTCTGCTTTTCCGTATTGGTATAGTCATTCGTTGACAGTCCTTTACCTGCTATACTATCCTGTTTGGAATTCACTGCGCTGACTACTTCGTTAAATTCACTGGCAGAAAGTGTATCGCCTGTATTTTTAGTAGGAATATTTATATTTGCCATATTCTTTATTTTTTACGTTAAACCAATGCAAATGAGAAAGTATACGGGAAACCGGATGACGGAGGTGTTACACCACCTTTAATAACAGATATAGGCACAAATACCATTTGTTGAATCCTCTTATCAAAGACAGGAATAAGCATGTTATCTTCATCTATGCTTCCAGAAAACAAGGATGGTGCCACATAACTCCACTCATTTTCACCCTTAACCGGAAGAGAACCTACCGGAGCAGTATCAACAGAGGAATTAACGTTGCTAAGCTCTCCAAAAGAAAGTTCTTCGGAGGATTCCGCTATTTCCATCACTGCATCTTCATCTTCTTCAATGATTAAATTCTCATCCTCTTCGACAATACCACTCTGTGATGTGGCTGGTGTCTGTTTGGGGATTCGAACCACCAACCCTTTTTCTATGGTAGCACCTCCTAATAACCTTAGCAAATAATTAGTGGAATCTGATTTGTCCTTACGAAGAAAGATCTTGAATAGCTCATCCAAGTTTGCCCCTCCTATTGCAACAACTCGATTCTTATTAGTTCTTATAAATATAAAAGGATTGCTATCTTCATTGTGGATATATATTTCCCCCTCATTAAGTCCTTCCAAATTTCTTTCTATATTGGGAGACACATCAGGTATAATAGGACTTCCATCAGGATTTACATCGCTTCCATACCACAATATTTTACTTACTCTCTTTTTCATCACACACCAACATAATCAACATTAACAAAAGCAGCATCTTCTTTGCTATATTGCAGCATCTCTCCATCCTTGGGATTGGTAATAACAAATCCTACAACAGAACTGGAAGATTCAGATTCAGGTGTACCACCTATTCCTGCAATATCATTATATTGAGGTTCTAGTACTACACTTATATGAAATAGTTGGCTGTCTTCTATCACTTGTGACAATTCTGGGATGGAAGTTTCAGACCGTACATATTTAGTTCCGTCAATTTCAACCATCGAAAGACATAGCATCCGGTTGAGATGCTTTGCAAACCAATAAGGAACTCCAGAAGAATTTCCCACAGTTAAAATAAAACTATCATAAGGAATTGAATACAGATCCTCTATCTCCTGCATTTGATTACGGTATTGCTCATTTTCGACATGGGCGTTATAGCCATTAGGCTTGAATCCGGCTTCCACTCTAAATTCAAATACTTGTTGTTGGTCATCAATCCAAAAGATATTATCAAATGCAGAATTATTATCCTTATGGGAATAGCGTATCAAAATTGTTTCCTCAAGAAGAGAATCAGAGGAACATACCATAAATGGTTCTGATGTAAGTCCGTTCACCGTAACAGTATATACGGAATCTTCCAGTCCAGTAATGGCATTATAATGTACCGTTACCGAATCATTATGCTTGTATTCAGAAAGGACTATTTCAGAAGAAGTCCCTTTAGGAAGGTTGTTGAGATTTGCAGACACAGATTCAGAACCGGTAGAAAATACCTGAATATGAATCTTGTCAGAAGAATGGAATTTCTGAATGTAATCGATTTCAATTCCAAATTTGTCCTTTATAGGCTTAAAGAACAGAGGGCATACATCTCCAATCTTTATCATGTCTTTTCGTCCTTTAATGGGTAACAAGCGGCATCACTTGTGATATGCAAATATATACATTATTTAGAATTAATCAAAATAACAATGTAATTATTGAACCTCTTTTACTATTAATGTATATTTGACTGCTTCTGATTTTCCAAGATTATAGCTTACGTTGCTCAAATATCCTTTATACGTCTTTCCCCCGTTCGTAACAACTATATATCCAGACAAGTCAAAAGGTATTTCAGTATCTCCCGTTTCAAACGACAATTCTCCGACAGTAAAACTCCTTCCAGATATCAAAATGTCCTCTTTTTCGCTTACACCATCTATCACTACATCACTATTCCCTTCTGAAGAGGTAAATTCCAACCTATTTGTGAATGCTCCGATAATTTTTTCGTTTGCCTTAATCATATAACGCTGCGAATACATAGCATTGAACATTGTGTCTGGTGATATAACCCCTGAAACAGGTATTCTTATCAATTTATACTTATCTCCTGAAAGTTCAGCCCCGACAAAGAATATATCATTGTCACTCTTGCTGTCAGTTGTATCCTCTCCACGCTTAGATGATAAAAACTCTATTCCATAGGCATCTGCACGATAGGGACTTATCAATTCCATTGAACTATCCGTAAGAGTTATCCCTGTTGTATATTCATTTGTGAAATGAAACTCATCTCTACCGTTAACACTATCATAATCCTGTTTATCATACCCCACCTTAATACTAGAATAAATAAGAGAAGAATTAATTGAATATTCAAATTCTCTCGAATTGTCCGTAAAGTCTTTGATTTGAACATCCTGAAACAAACTATCTCGGTGTACAAATTTTACTTTATCTTCACTAACCACAGGAACAAAGCCAAACTCGGCCTCCATCCATTTAGTAAACTTTGTATAGCTGGTATATATCTTTGCATTTTCTATTCCTCGAATACTTTCGGCTGCAACAATAAGAGCATTATCCAATCTACTATCAACTCCAGAAGCGATTTCGCAAGTTACTCCTTCCTTTTCACCATTGATCGACTTTAATAAACGATTTAAGAGAGATATTGGTCTAACGACGTCAATAGATATTGTCTCATCTCGTCCCATAAATGATATATTGATATATCTTGGATCTGCAACCGGATAAGCAAAATCAAATCTTGTGGCTCCTATTGCATTTAAAACGAAAAATAACATATCACCATTTGCCATCTTTATGTCAATCCCTTCATCCGGTGTTTTCATAGCGAAATAATTATCATTTACAGGTATTACTACGCGTAATATATCTTTATAGCTTGTACCATCATAATGACGTAAGATTACATTTGAAAGACCTTTACCACCAAAGGTTCTAACAACAAGGTCAAATTTTATATTTACCGTTGTGAAAGTCCGTAAACATTTCAAGAAAAAGGCAGCAGGCGGTGTAGTACCAGAGTATGGTATATTATTGTTTTGCTCTTCATCATATACTTCTACTACATTCTTATTCTGTATATCCGGCGTTACAATATAAAGGGGGAGACTGCTGCTATAATCTTCTGAGTTTTGAGGAACATCTACATATGTATGCATTACCACTTCACTTTCGACTTCATTCTCACCTGTTATTGCAAAATTAGCTTGATTATGCATTTGCAAACGGTCATATAATAGCTTATGTTCTTCTCTCAATTCACTTGCATTATACTCATATTGCGTCCCCTTTTTAGCCTTGATAAGCGAAGCAAGACTATTGTCTACCGCATTAATCTCACAAGTAGTACCATTATATGAAAATGTGGAAAAGTCAAGCGCACACCGGAACTTTTCGTTCCACAACCATGAGTTGTTACGAATATAGAATACTATCGAAGCATTCGAGTTCAGATAATTATCGGTATACTGCTTCAACAGAAGCGAATAGGCTCCATTTGCGAACTGAAACTTAGTGGAGAAACTTCTGACTATCCCATCATAATCATTACGTTTGAATGACATCTCGACATCATCCCAATTTACCAGATTATCAGTAACATCATAAGAATATCCTCCTATGACCATTTCACACTTGTAATACATAATTATTTCTTTTTTGTTGAACGTATCATAGCATCTATCTCTTCACACATGTTTTTCACCAAATAGGCGTATTCCTTTGCGGAAAATGTATTCTCGTCAATGTGCATCTTGATATGAGACATAACGGCAACCCTTTCTCGAATAAAATATTCGCGGTCCATCTTAGACCTTCCAGGATTGTCTGAATGTTCTTGTAGTTTGGCAAGACGATATTTATCCGATGCTGAAACGCTTTCGATCCGAGAACGCATTTTATCATGCTCGCTATCCTTAAAGCTGTATCCTAAAGCATCCATTATATTCCTAACCTCATCCCACTCTCCCAATTCCATGAACAGAGAACATCTTTCAAAACAGCACATACGCATGTGTATCTTCAGTATCTCATTACGCTTGTTTATGTGTGAGACTACCGACTTCCCTCCTATTATGGAGAAATACTCATTACACAGCTTCTCAGAGGCTTCTTCTTTCTCTTTTTGACTGTATTGTCCTTTTACTATAACCTTGTCTATGTCACCCAAGAAAATGTCTATAAACCGGGACAAAGAAATCTTATCAAGTTCTGTATATATCATAGTCACACTCTATTTGAAATCCAATTAAATTCAGCATTCCTATTAGCCTTTCTCATAAGCTTATTGATACTTTGCAACTGTTTGGTATTTCCTTCCATCTTTTTCTCCAATCGGCTATAATCATTGTCAACATTAACTATAATACCCTTATCCACCATATTCTTCTTTTGCTGCTCAAGCAATAGAAAATCAGAGCCAAGCCCTTTTCTGTCATATATGAACGAAAGGTCGGGCATCACTTGTGCGTGTTTTGGCAAGTCTACAAGAGTCGGTTTGTCTGGGGTAACAAACAATCCTTTTTCCGTTATAACCCCCTCTTTTTTCCCACCATCACCAACTATGGCAAGACCACCGGGATGATCTTTGGTTCCCTTGGCGTATTTCGGAATTTGCTGAGATGCAATGATGGCAATTTGTGCAGCCCCCATTGCTCCAATAATAGCTGAAAATATAGCACCAGCAATAGGACCAGTCATTGCATATGCTTTCATTATTGCTTGTGCGGTAGCAATGGTTGTTTGAATAATAGAATTAGCTTTCTCCCACTTGGCTTGTTTTTGCTGAATAGCTTGTTTTTGCTTTTCCAATTCTGCATTTTTGCGTTGGGTTTTATCTTCGGCTGCACGTTTTCTTGCTTCTGCTTCTTCTGTGGAAATAGCCCCATTTTCATTCAACGCCTCGATACGTTCTATTTCCTTGTCATAAGCTTCGTCATTAGCATCCTGTTCTTTTTCCAAGGATTCTATTTTTGCATCATACATATCTACCATCAAAGAAGTTATGCCATCCATTATTTGGGCCACACTTTTTAGAAGAGACTCAAAACTTAGTTTCCCATCTTCTGCAAGGTCTTCTATTATAGTGGATAATCCTTCAAATATGCCAGCGGTATCTCCTAATGCATCCCTTGCAGCATTATTCATATCATGCAATGCCTCTTTAAACTCTTCCTTTGCTTGTTCACTCTTGTTTATAGCTTCATCAAAACTGATATTATTTATTTGAGCTTGAATATTAGCCAATCGGTCTTCCAAATCCGCGTATTTATCACTGTCAGGATCGAGAAGTGCCATTTCAGCTTGGACTTCCTTTATCATCGTCTGTAGGCGAGCTTTTGCATACTTGGCACCTATCTCATAAGTCTTTTTCTCGTAATCTTCACGACTTATCTCTCCTTTTGCGTATTGCATTTTAATAACATTATACTCTTCAATGGAAGCTGTTTCCTGCCTGTCAATCATTCTATCAGTGGCATTCTCTATCAAAGTAAAACGATTTTCAAGGTTTCTCATAATAATGTCATTCTGACGCTTGCCATACTTGTCAATTATAGCAGACACATCTTCACCATTCTTTTCCGCATTCTTAATTTCCGCATTACGCATCATATCGTTAAGCTCCAATTGTATGTTCAAACGCTCATTCAGTTCTCTTTCTGAATTTTCACCTAAGGAATCCAAACGGTTTTCAAGATTGTTTTTCTCTATTTCAATCAGCCCCTTATCATATTTATCATTTATTTCCGCTATAGTTTTCCTTTTAAGGATCTCTAGGTTTGTCCGAAGCTCTATCTCCTTTGCGGAATTTCCCTTTATTGCCTTTATTTGGTCATTGTATTCCTTCTCTACTTCAGCTATCTCTCTCTTTCTCCCATCAGCAATTATATCTATACGGGATTTTTCCAAATCTTCCGTAATTTTCTTGATATATTCGGCATATTCTTCAGCTTTCTTTTTATCTTCTTTTCCAAAGTCATTTAATAAATCTGAAACATTTATTGATTTAGCTAACTTTTTATTAGCTAAATCAATAGAGAGTATTGCGTCTCTACTGGATTGTGCTGTTTCTTTTAAAGATTCTATCTCTCTTCTGAGTTTATCATAATTAATAGTAATACTGCCATAATTTCCTTCAGGTGTTTTGGTCATTAATTCATTCAGTTTTTTCTCTTTCATCATGGCTTGATATTCAGCATTTACAACCTTATCCATCTGTTCAGTCCTTTTCTTACTATTTTCCACTAATTTATCCTCTATCGCCCTTGCTCGTGCATTAGCAATTAGGGCCTTTGTTAGTTCTTTATAGCTGTTTTTTGCTTTCCCTACTAAAATCTCCTCATTTGACATATTTCCAAAATAAGCAGGATATTTCTTTTGCAATTCATCCACCGCTGCATTTCTTTCTTTCATTGAACGGGATGTGTCCTGCGTTGCCTTATATAACAAATCTAACTCAGTCCTTTCTTTAATACTATCAGAGATACCTTTACGTCTTGCATTTGCTAAGTCAATCTCAGTGTTGATAATTTCTTCAAGCGTTTTTTTGCCCTTAAACAAACTTCCTACCCAGTCAATAATTTCATTTCCATAGGCAGACAAGAGTGTAATTCCAATTACTAATGCTGATTGCCATGAGAATAGGCTTCCAAGCAACTGCTTCCATACTGGTATAGCAGTTTGTCCTTCGGCTTTCATACGTTTAAACTCCTCACTGGCACGTTTTAGTTCGTCAGCAAACATAGGCAGGTTATTAGAAATAGCCAAGAAGAATTGATTAAAGCTCATTGTTAATGAAGGAAGTTCGCGAAGAAGTTGCTGAGTCTGCACATTAAGTCCGTTCCACGAAGACGCATAATTACCCACATTACGCTGGTAATTGCCAAACTTGGCATCTATCTCCTTCAACTTGTCATTCAAAGCATTGGCTTGTTTTATCAAGCCTTCTCCCATCGGGCTGTTTCTTTGTTCCTCTGTCAGTGCCTTATATCTCTTCTGCAGTTCCAACATTGCAGCATTCATCTCATAATAACTGCCGGTTGCGCTTATAATTGCAGCAGAATGATTCTTTATCAGAGCTGTATTCTGCTGGTTTTGTGCCATAAGTTCAATATGGCGTTGTTTTAGCAAAGCAGCTTGCTGTGTATATTCAGTAAGAGATATTTTCCCCGAACGATATTCTTTAGCCAATTTATTGATATCAGAGATTATTTTATTCATCTCCTCTTTATTGGCGATAGTATCTGCCGTTAATTTAGTTACAGCATTATCATACCCTTGTATGGTATCAATAATAGTCGCATAATTAACATTAGCAGCCTGTAACTGTACTGAAGCTTGATTTATAGTATTGCTCGCATTCTGAGTGCTTTTTGCCGCATTTTCTTGTGATGCTGCAACATTATTGGAAGTGGAAGATAAAGATTGCAGCATATCGCTTGCATTCTTCACATTCTTGGCAAACTGCTCAAAAAGAGTGTTTAATTTGGACAAGGAAGACATCGCGTTAAGTTGCTGCGAAACTTGGCGGAGTATCGCCAATTGCCTTGTCTGAATAAGATTCATTTTTTCCTGCGTAGAATTTAGCTTTTCTACCGACGACTGAAAGCCTTTCGCCTTATCAGATAATTCCTCAAAAGTCTTTGGATTGGATTTAGCTGATCTTGCAATATTAACTACAAGACTTGAATAGAGAGTAGTGGTTTCCTTTAGTTCTGTTTTCAGTTTTCCAAGCTGGGTAAATGCTTCATCACCTACGACATCAGTAATTTTAAAATCATTTGCCATAACGTCCTAATTTTGAGTTACGTGCAACTTCACACGCTATTGCAAAGATAGTAATTATTTAGAAATCGTCTAAATTAAAAACAAAATAAACTCATTCCTATTGATTTTCAAACCATATTCATACCTTTGTTGTTATAATAATGTTGTAAATGTAATGGGTAGTTGAGAGAAAAGACAGGAAGAGGAGAAGAAAGTTTTTTCCGTATAAAAGTGTACATAATTAGATTTAGGAGAGATAATCAAGAAAAGGAGATAAAAAACGGGGTGTTTGCCCCGCTAATCTCAATTACCAATGCGATAGAATTACTCTTTGCAATCAAATAGAATTTCAAAAAAATCTTTCTTTGTAAGTCCCATATTACGAAGAGCATTCTTTATAATAAATTCTGGAATGGGTGAAATATGAGTTTGAACAATTATTGGCCTTGTCAAATCACGCCTCGTCCACTTTTCATGTCCCCCTTCCGTAGATATATACTTACACCCTGCCTTACGTAAGAATTCACGAAATTCCGCCAATGGAACATTACTTAATTTCTGGGTATTCATATCAAGCAAAAGCAGGGATTCCTATATTCTCTGAATATTTCACATAATCTTTATTTTCCACAATATCCTTAAATTCCGGTATCTTATCCATCATTGCAGATATATCCGGAGACTTGATTTTCCGCTGCCTCTTGCTTTTTATATCCCAACCATGTTTTTTCAAATCAGCTACAAGCGTATTCTTTCGTATGCAATATTCCACATATATGCTCATACTCTGTTCAAAGGATTTTTTAGCTTCATTTTCATTCTCTCCATATCCTGACATATCAAGAGCAGGACAATATGCAATAAAGACATTATCCTCCCGGAAGAGATACACACCTACTTTAATGGTTATTTTAGTAGCACCGTCCTTAAATTCACCTTTAAACGAAAGATTACTCATAATGAATAATTATTAAGTAGATTTTATTCTTTATATATTGCACATTTAAACTTCTCCCTTATCATATTTCCTTAGTATAACAAGAGAATATTGTCTTCTAATATGCAAATATAGATAATTATTTGCATTATAATAACCATTGATACATAATTAACTATCAATTTAGATATCTATAATACTAATTAAAACAAGTATTAGGCAACCAACAGACTTTATATCAATTACCCAATAAACCTATATTTTAGATAGGAAGAACATTAGGATATTTCCGGTAATACAATTTAGTCAATGTGGATTTAAGGCTGTTATAGTCTTTTATGAACCCCAAATCTATCCATTGGGCTATTTGCAATTCCAACTCATACAGTTCACGAATTTTAGCCTCATCACCAATCTTATTACGCATTTCTGATTCATGTTTGCCATAGACTATGATATTGAGTGATTTTGCCAAATCCTTAATTTTTCTTTGAAATATATCCCCAGGGAGTATTGTACAAACGGAACGACACATAGCAGGATAAGCATCACCGGCAAGATTGCGGAATTTTATCATTTCATCATATACAAATTTGAGAACATCATATTTGAATGAGGGATTTATCCACATTGCAAAATCAATAAAAAGCAGTGGATGCATCCATGTGCCCGCATTATCACCTTTATTTGCCCTTGATTTATGATAGGGGTAATTACCCGTATCATAATTTTCCCTTTCCATTATAGTGTAAATGAACTCTTTAGTAGAAGATAAATCGAAGTAGTCATTAACTTCTTTCTTCATACCTTTTAATTGATTCCACTGTTTTAGTAAATCTGTTGCATTGAAAAATGCGTCTTTTGTCCTTTGAGTCACCTTAAACTCACCCATCGGACGAATCATGATTTGGTTCGTTTTCATAATAAAGTCTTTTCGTTCGAGGACGTACCGCATTTCTTCATGCGGAGATAAAAAAGCAAAAGCCATGCAGGGGGTTGCGACCTACACAGCTTTCTATATCTTAATCCTCTGATTAATTCTAAATTTCATAAGTACAACCCAATGCTGGGCAAATATAATAATAATTTTCAAAAATTAGTTATTCCTCATAGCTCTTCTTCCTTCTTTTTACTTGGAAGATTTAAGTATTCAAAAGCCAATTCATCGATTTCCTTTCTCCGTTCGTTGACTCCGTTTAAAATATATCTAAAAGATGATATATAATTATCATCTATAAATTCCTTAATAATATCCTCTTCATATATATTCTGTATATAAATTTCGTTTTCATATTTCCAGTACATTTCTACCGAAAAAGGAATCTTAACATCATCACTACTCAAATTTTTTCCATCTATTCTTATTTTATCAATCTCAATATTTACATCATAGTCCCTTAAGACTGTTTCAGCATTTCTACCAGCCAAACTATTTTTATTTTTATAATTAGCTTCCCAATACCTCACAACTGGTTGAGAAAAAGGAGAAGTTGATAAGCACCATGATTTATCAAATATAGACAAATAACTTTCATATTCATCCTCCCCTTCTTTTTTATTAATTTTGGGTTCTATTGAATATCCAAATCTTAATTGCTCTACCTTACCTTTTAAAGGGATTAGCTTAAAACCAATATTAACCTCGTCAACTCCCCCAAATGAATAATATTCAGTTGACACACTAGCTAATTCTATTTTTACATATTGGTCTAAAGAACTTTCCTCTTTAATTCTTTTCCAATATTTTGATATAGAATCCGCTTTAGAAGGATAACTAGAATATTTATGATTCCATTCGTCAGAAAGTCGTTTTTCTAATTTATCATCATGATATGTGTATGAATTATAAGTTTTTCTTAAGGTTAAATTAGCATATTTAGCTCTCTTCGTATCAGTATCTAATGTATTTTTATTTATAGCTTGAATATGTTCATAAAACATTCCAAAAAGTGAATCTTTCTTAATTTCTTCATCAAGTTCTTTTAATGACAATGACTCAAATACTGATTTATTAAGATTATCAACACAACTGCAAAACAGTATCAAAGAAAGTAAATATAAAATCTTTTTCATATCTGTGTGTTTTATGTTATACAATAGACAAAATAACGGACAACCTCTCATAAATGCAAATAAATTGCCATATATCTTTATGTATCACGCAAAAAAGTTGTTTTTTCTTGCTTTTTTCAAAAAATGTTTGTATGTTTGCAATCGACTGTTACAACATAAAATTCTTGGGCAAAAAAAGCGAACAATTTTTGTACAAGATATTGGGAAGCCCTCTAAGGTGGCAGAATAGGAAACTATCTGCGACATCTATGCCCTGCGTATGTTGTGACAGTCACACCTACGGAGGGTTTCTTTTTATCACAATTCTTTGAGATATGACTGTCACAACGAATGAAATCCATTTGAATGGGAATAATAGTACCGTCCAAATTGCGTCAGCTCACGAAACGAGCAAAGTCCAAGTTTTCAATTCCCCGATCTTTGGAAAAATCCGTGTTACAACAGACAGTAATGGAAATCCTCTATTTTGCCTTGTTGACATATGCACTTCTATCGGAATTGTAAATCATCGAAATGTCAAAAACAGATTGGACAAAGATGATGTCTATCTAATAGACACCCCTACAAGTGGAGGCTTACAATCAATCATTTACGTTACAGAAAGCGGAATGTATGATGTTATACTTCGTTCTGATTCTCCTAAAGCTAAACCTTTTAAAAAGTGGGTAACAGGAGATGTACTTCCAACTATTCGTAAAACCGGTAGTTATTCCATCCAACCCCAGTTCGACGTCCCCCAATCATTTAGTGAAGCCCTCATGCTTGCCGCCAACCAGGCCAAACAAATCGAGGAGCAACAGAAAGTAATCGAACAGAAGGATGCCAAGATTGCAAAGATACAGCCCAAAGCCGCTTTTGCGGACTGCATCATGCAATCCAATGACTGTATATCCGTCGGTGAGATGGCAAACATATTGAAACAGAACGGTTTGTTTAGAAAGGGCAGAAACGCCCTTTATGAATGGCTTCGTTGGAACGGTTACTTATTAAGCAGAGGTGCGCGTTATAATCTTCCGTCGCAGAAATCCATGAGCTTAGGCATAATGAAGATAGCCGAGGAAGTGCAATCGGTGCGAGGCCATATATTCATCAATAGGAAGGCTGTAATTACCCCTTACGGGCAGAAATTCTTTATCAATACGTTCAGTAAAGGGAAATCGCTCGGTCAAGGGGCCATACGCTTTACATACCAGTAGTCTAACCATGCAATCCATTAATATGCACGCCATTAAGTTGGTGGGCCTTAACATTCTACATTAAATTGTAATGTCGTTAATAAATCTAACATTATTCAATCATTATGGAAATAAATACAGCAATGATGCAACACATGTTGCGCATGTCGGAAAGTTATGCGGAAATACTGACCGAATTAAAACAAGTAAAGAAAGAACTGGCGGAACTAAAAGGAAAGAAGATTGATCGTCCTGTAGTATCTAAGACCAAATACCCGCACATGAATATTATATTGCCGCATAATAGTTAATATGTTAATGCCCCGTCTAAGATAAACCAGATGGGGCATTTCATTACAAGTCTTTCAGCCATTTTTAAAGGTTATGCCTTGTATAATGAGTAAAGAAGGGGAGGTCGCAAATCACGACTCCCCTTCCACAAATTCCTTTAACCGATACAACCTATCAATAGCCGGATTGAAAAATGGGTCCGGATAATGCTCTTTAATATCATAGATATTGGTTTGTACATAAATCTTAGGATCGGTGACACGTTCAGCTTCACTTAGTATAATCTCTTTTGGTAATTGTGCGGTTTCTGCCCATTTTATAATGGCTTTCACGCTCTCTTCATCATAATTATAATTTGCCATAGCTTTTATCTTTTTATTTTTCTATAAAATCTAACTTGTAGCCTAATGCATCAGCTATCTTACTCAGTAGATCGATGCCGGTACTATATCTTCCTGTTTCAATTCTGGCTATATTGCCAGGTGCAATATCCGTCAGCTCTGCAAGCTTGGCCTGCGATAGGCCTTTGGACTTTCGGATTTCAGCTATACGCTTACCGATTCGTTCTCTGTCATTCATAATGTTTTTGCTACGTTTTTATCCTCCCATGTGCAATAATTACAATACCACTGGGCGGCAGGTTTCATAATCTCATTGATAATCATTTCACGATCCGCATCCTTGTCAAGAGTGGCACAGTAATACAACGCGGCTATCATTGGTTCTTTTATGCCGTATTGGTCAACATAAGAAAAATTATATGCCAAAACTCCTTCAGTAAGGAAAGGGACTTCTTTGTCAAATATCTCTATTATACTTGCAGAAGGAATATGTAATATTACTATTCGTCCATCAAGGATATTATCCTTTTCGTGCTCTGATCCATCAATAAAAGCGAAATCTGGTAAGGAGAGTTTTCGTAATTTTACCATTTTTATGCCCGTCATGCCGATAGCACAGCGTTAAATTAGTTCTTTTCTATCATCTTTGCTACTTGTGAACCTCCAGCATTAAACAAATCAATGGCTTGTTTTGCATTCATCTTTCTAATCTCAAAAGATCTGTAAGAAGTTGCAGGTTGATTAGTCTTTTCAGTAGTAAACACGGTAACTTCTCTTCTTGCTTGTTTCGCAAGGCCTGCTCCTGACAGCTTATTATAGCGTCTTTCGCAAATCATTTCTCTTAACTGATCAAGATTAACAATTTCTTTTGTTCCCATGTTGTTTGTTATTTCGATTAAAGTTTTCATAATCTATCGCCGCTTATCCGTTGCCGCCGGTTCTAATGATTTGACATGCAAATATACTATCATATTTGATAGCATGCAAATATTATGAAGATTATTTTGATGTGTTATATAACACAAAATTGGAAAGTTGATATTTATAGTAATTCCGGAACAATGCAATTTGTTCTATTTTTCTATACTATCTAAAAATACCATATATATTCAACAAAGACTCCGTTATATTTCTCTCCCCTTGGTACAAAGTTGAATGCACCATCTTTCTCATATAGTATATAAATGCGTCCTTCCATTTTAGCAGCCACCTTAGCAAGTGAACGCATGCGGGAAATATCCTCCATCCTCTTACGATTCTCACAGCCACAACTCATAGACCAAACTTTCTAAAGTAATCCTCCAGCCCCTTTTTTATAAAATTCTCCATAAAATGTCTTCTGGCATAAGAACTAAACCTGTATATGGCTTGCCCGTACTTTTGCTCAATGTCATTGCTAAAGCTCACTCCCCTACTCTCTATCCTTAACCCCTTATCAATAGGTACTGCGGTAATAGAGTCGTGAAAATCTCCTCTGATTATTAAGTTAGGTGTTTCAGGAGATCTACGTATTCCAAACCATGTAACATCATATGGCGGTCTTATCTCCTCCTTCCATTTCATGTATCTTCGCGCATTTTTATAAAAACTGCCAGCTTCCTTTGTATTAAAGTAGGGATCATTAAGATAGGTAGGACGTAATGGTTTGTCATTGCCGTTAATACCGGCATTCAACTGTTCTCTTATATACGCTTCAAACATGTTCTTATTTTCATGCAAAAGCTTCTCCAACATAGGAACAAGTCCTTTGGAGAATTCCATATAATTGTCATATGCCTCAAGAAATGTTGCCATGGCATTTAAAAATAATCAGGGGAAACTTCACAGCTTCCCCCTCAAGTACTCAAAATCTAAAAATCACAGTTCATACTTGACACCTTTTATGTCGTCGTATATCTCAGCAAGCATTTTCTCCCTATCCTCTAACGGCCTGTCAAGAAAAAACAGATTCTTGTGCATTTCGATGAATTCCCTCTTCTTCATTTTCTTCACAAGATCATCATTGAAAGTCACATTCTCTACTTTCATGACCAGGCTTCTATACCGGTAATACCGTTGGCTTGCAGAATTGAGGGTTTGGCAAGCTTAACCGTACCTGTAGCCGTAATTACTCCATCTTCATAGGAAACACCTGTTGCACCCGGGAGAACAGTTGCCGCCTTATCAGCTATAAGACTGCCATAATATTCGGTTACGTCAAGATTGCCATAGTGTTCTCTCAGTTTATACTTATTATCACCGTCAGCCTTTACCATCTCAACGTATACCAAACCTTTCAAAGCCTCAACTACATCAAAGTCACAGGCTTTAATATTTGCATTCTTAATGTACTTTTCATAGTCCTTAAACATGGTTGCAACCGTCAGGTTAGCTTCCGTACCGGATGAATCCCAATCCTGCCCTCCCGGATACACACCGGAAAGAGGAATGCCGGCAAGTTCTCCCGTACCGTCGTTCATACCATAAATGATATTATTCTCATCTACAAAGTAAGCGTCAAACGCCACATTCTTCGCGGCCATCAGATTTGCTTTTAAACTGAAATCGTAATCCGACAAAGTCCACACATCATTCTTTGCAGAATAGCTGGTTACTTTGGTAGGACCATAACCCAATGCGGAAGTCTGTGCCTCTCCACCGGAAGGAGCGTATTCCACGATTGTCTTTAGCGGGAATATTCGATCCGGTCTGTCTGCGTGACAGGCTTTTTCAAACTCCTCGGCAGAATATGTCTCCGGAAGCTTATGACCGTGAATGGTCAAAATGATAGCTTTTATTTTTCCAGGATCAAGTACGCAAACGGAATTACCCGTATTGAATGTTGCCAGTCCCGGACATTTTCTAAAGTCTGTTGCCATAACATTTAATATCTTTAATTTTCAAATTCATTTGTTTTATCTCGATAGCATCGATAAAGTCGCTAAAGGGCTTCCCGTCCTCTCCTATCACTCCGACACGCCCATAACGGTAGTTTTCCGTATACAGATGAGGAATATTATCCTTATACTCAACATCTATGGATCTGTCCTTCTTTATCTCCTCAATGAAGAGATCATAGATAGGTCGAAGTATCTGTTCAAACGATGTTCTTTCACGGTCTTCATTGGTATATTCCTTCAGGGTATTCACCATTATGATAAACTCCAAAGAAACCGTTCTTTTAGACGCAGTCCTATCTTCTGTAAACGGAGAATACAAGCAGATAATAGGGAATTTAAACTTGCAGGTAGAGGAAGATTTGCCCCATTCTGTCAATTGAGAACTTATATAAGCCCAATCACCAAACAGAAAAGACACATTGCTCCCGTACTTCTCGGCCACACGCTTCACTACATCTTCAAATATCTTATTTATCGACCTCATATCCCCATACTATTAATCCGGCAAATCATAGAAGGATCAAACCTGACTCCTTCATACTCATCTGCCTGAAGTAATTGATACACTCTTTTATTCATATCTACCATGTCATTCCAGGCTCTAATCTGGATAACCATCGGCGATACCGCATCATTATCTGCGGAAGTCACAGTACCAACCCGTGTGACGCTGTAATTTCCTTCCTTTATATACTTGAAGAAAATATAGCAGGCTATAGGACTATACTTTTCAGAAAGCAGAGCAAGGAGTTTTTCCCATTTATCGACATTATCTTCTTCTGAGTTAAGATAGTCTATAAATTCACTACACATATTTTCACCGAGTATCTTGCGAAGGTATTCACGCTCATACACCATAATGTAATATTCTATTTTCTCACGTTCGGCATCTCTGGTCGTGGAAGGAGCACCAGTATCAGGACTTAGACCGATACTCAATAACCCGGTGAAATATGTGTAGTCAATTATCATACAGCTTCTTTTCTTTTACGTTTTGTAAACAGTTCCTCACATCCCAATGCTTTGGCATCATTCATAAGGTCACTGGATACCTCGATTTTTCCTTCCGCATAGAATCTACTTGCAAGGGGCATTCCTACCAGTACCTTGTCTCCAGATTTATACTTCACTCCATCCTTTACAAACGTCACTTCGTAACGTTTGGTCAAATTCATCTTATATTCTTTGCCCATAATCATATAATATTATTCGTCCTTTATCCACCTACGCCCGGTTCTGCCGGCGTTATACCTTCAATAACCGTGGCGAATGTATCCTTCACAAAAGCAGTCTTGTACTGTGACTTGATGTAGCACATCAATCGTTTCTCAGCCAATACAGTAACAATGTTCTTACGGAAATCGTCATTTTCCCAACCAACAGACATGGACAAGGTCCAAAGATCACGTATGTTTAGGTAAGAGAAATCTCCCATGATAAAATCTCCTTGTTCAACGGCAGTAGTGGTTTCCACACGCAATCCTTGAATCAGCTCGTCTCCATAACGGAAAGGACGGAGATACTGTCCGTTTGCATCCTTCGTCAACTGCATAACTGCATAATCCAACGGATTCATCAATACAAGATTTGGACGATAAGCCATTTCACTTGCAGAAACGATCTGTGAATATGAAGCTACGAGAGCATCAAACATGTTCGCTTTCTCAACATTGAAACCGGTCAGTGAGAACGCCGGCATGTCGGCAGCGACACCCTTGATTTCTCCATCGGTCCCTTTACCATCCAAAATTCCTTGCTCTTCCTTGATCCCAAGCTTGTTTATCATTTCACTCTTGACCTCATTCACGAAACTCGGGAAGTCAGTCAATGTTTCCTCTGTAAATTTTGCGACAATAGCTATTTTTGCAGAGGTTACGGTCTTTTCTGTCAATGTAGCGTCCATAAGAGGCTTGAGCCCTCCCTCCTGAACCCATGCGGCATCACCGTCCTTGCTTACATATTCAGCGTAAATCAGAGAACGGCTATTAGTGCCAGACACATTGGCATAATTTCTGATGACAGTCTGTGCTCTGGGATTTACAGACAAGTTGGGGTCTACTTCAACCCCATAGTGAGGAGCCAAAGAGCCGGATGCAATGGTGGCGGCAGTTCCTTTTTTGTCCAATACAAGATCGACCTCCAGTTTGTTTCCAGGAGCAGATTTGCATGCCTCCTTGAGGTCAAGGGTTAAAACCCCTTTCTTATCCGTCGTAATATACCCCTTCAGTTGTTCGTAAAGCTGGTCATAAACGGATTTAACCTTTATTTCTCCATTCCCACTGACTTCAGTAGAAGCCTTTACACGAAGAATGGCATTTTCCAATTCATTGACTTTTTCATCAAAGGTCTTTTTATCAATGCCCGGAAAATCCTTTTCCTTGATTTCCTTAATGGAATCTGCAGCATCCTTAATGGATTTACGCAGATCATCCAGCTTTACTTCATCCGTAAGAACACCTTTTACCTGTTTTTCAAAAGCCGCTCCTATCTTTTCATCCAAAGCCTCAAAAAATTTCTTGTTCTCTTCGGACAAACCGGATGTATCCATAAGTTCTAAAAATCCTAATTTCATACCGATTTTAATTTTAACAGTTTATACAATTCTTTCTTTTCACTACCTCCAGCATTGTCGGCTTCCATTCCAGCAGGTGGATTAACATTCTCCGGCCTGAAAGAAGCAAGTGACATAGCTTTGGCTATTATTCTTTGTAACCTATGCTGTTTAGACAAACTCAAATTCTTACATAAGGAAGACACCTCTTCGCTCAATTCCTTATATGCCTTTTCGCAATCTTCTGCAGATTTGAGCCCCAAATACTCCGTTTCTCCATTACATCCAATAGACACAACAGATATTTCATACAGCTTAACCTCGCGAACTACCAGTGCCTCTCTTTCATGGTCCCATTCGCAGTTCTCCCACACATACTCATATCCGATTGAGAACTGATTGAGAGTACCGGATTCAAGCTGCTTTATGGTCCTATCTCCAATTTCTATCTCGTCAATCCGCGCTTCAAAATAAAGCCCCTTCTCGTCTTCTCTCAATGTGGTAGGCAAACCCAATGGTTCCGACATATCATGCATCCATAAAAATATAATCTTGTCATTGGCGCTACTTTCCGGTCCTCTTTCACGAATGCTTTTTGCGAAACAACCTTTCAGCAATATGTCCCCAGCCTTATCTTTATTACCGAATATCGCTGCATACCCGCTGATTGTGCGGCTTTCAGAATCATATTGCACATCCTTGGAATTGATGGAAAACAACTTATGTTGCATTCCCATCCTGCCTCTGTACTTATTAATCTCCGTTCCCATATTTATTCTCATTACTATTATTTTCTCCATCCGGTACAGCAGGAGGGCTTGAAAACTCTCCCTTCGGGTTATCCGGATCAATGTCTATATACCTGGCAACCTCAATACGCGCCTCGTCATGTGTAATTAAGGACTTATCAAGCAGCCTTTGTAATGCGTCAGCAACCTTGACAAGAGTATTGGCTTCCGTCTCTTTGTTATTCTGAAGGCATTCGATATCCGTAAAGTCTATCTTTATGAATACACCTTCAGGGCATATTGCTCGCGTAAGACATCCGGCTATTTTTATGCTATCAGGAATTATCACATCCTGGTATGCCTTTTTACCTGCACTTTCCAGATTGTCGTATTTGGCATCTGTAAAGAGATTGGCATTAATCCCCATCGCATTGGCAATCTTATCCGTACACCGCTTGTCCTCTTCATGGAGTTTCAATTGGTTAGCATCAAAATCAAGTGCCAGCCATCCCAGTTTTTGACGTGTGACTAATATCGGATATTCCTTGTTTACAAGCCCATAGTCACGTTTGAACTTATCCTTTATCATTTTCTCGTCTTCTGGAGTAAGAGCCATATTACCCATCTGGTCTATATAGTCATTAAACAATACCCCCTTTGGCCCTCCGTTGACCAGAAGCGTATGGCTCGCTGACATGGAAGCTACCCAATTGGATATAGGTTGGGATAAGCTGTCTGAGACAGATTCGAATTCAATGTCAGAGACTGTATCATTTATACGGATATTGCTGTCATATATGATAATGTATTCATAATCCTCTAACTTAAGCCGTTGGCCACTCCAGTCAATATAGGCTTCCGAAACGATTTCAGATAACTCAAACTGCCGAAACACTTTTCCAGTGCCAACAATATGGAACAACTCAGGTGGAACAATCCACATGGCCTTTGGAACACTCTCCATTCCGGTCCTTACAAGAACTATAGGGCAATATCCGAACACCTTAAGGCAGATTTCTATCTGTTTCACAAACGAGGAGAATGTTTGCAGGGGATTAGGTCTATTCAATATATTCCGTATATCAACATAAGATCTCTTTTCATTGCCGTTCTTGTCCACCACATAAGGAATACCCCTTGACATCATGGAACCTATCTTGTCCACTACGGTAAAGAAAGGCGTACAAGCAGAAAGAGCCTCTGCCTTTTCCTTGTCATCTGTCATGTCATAATAAGCTTTCCATTTGGTACGATGACCGAACAAGTCTGAAAGGAACCAGTAATTTCCTTCAGCGTCTCTTTCCACGCGGTTTACATTTTCTCGCATAGGAATCGCTTTCTTCTCCTTTGGCTTCCAAAACTCAGTAAATATACCCATATACAAAGCAGGAGTGGCAGCATATAATATGCGGCCACTCCCATATATTAGTGATTTAGTCCTATTGATACGGTTGCGTATAACTTCATACGCTTGTAAGTGACCCTACGGATGCAAATATATATATTATTTAGAATGATTCCAAATAACAATGGGACTATTTTTTCTTTTTCGGAGGTTTTATATTAAGATACCTATTATGAAACTCTGGAACATGTCCGCATCTTGAGCAGAAGAACAATCCTCCACTCCATCTTTTATACGAATGGCCCAATATTCTGCACATTACATTATGTTCCATTTTTAATATTTTTAGGTTATCTGGCAAAAAAATCACGAATATAATACAAAAATTAATGTTCTACTTTTAATAATCCCTTCCTTTTTACTCTATCTGCAACACAGCAAAGGAGATACATTGCCTCATACACGTCCTTGCTGTCATAATCCATTAAGTTTCGCATAAATCCTTCCATGTCCGAAGAACGTTTGAACTTGAATTTAGCAACCAAAGTTTTGAAAGATTCAATATACGGAAACTTGCTTCCCCTTTCCTGTCTTGCCCATACTTCCCCGATGGACGCTCGGTAATCCCTGACATAATGCAGCATCGTATTGGAAGCCTCGATGTTCACTTCCGCATTCTTCACCACAGCGGAAACATCATCCAATGGCAGAGTATTTCCGATATATGCCTCTGCTATATAAACCGTTCCGTCCACCACATACGCTTTCACATACGCGAACTTTCCGTTTATCAGAGGATGTATCTCCACAATGCCATTTATCCCGCATATATCTATATCATCATAACTTTCATAATCAAATTCTCCACGCTTCTCAACGCATCCGGTAAGACAGTCTGCCCCATCATCATGGGCATTCTTCCCCTTTTTTCTGAAACCGCTTATCTCTGCATAAAACTCAGGGTACAAAGTCTCCCATCCTTCCGGCATATAGGTAAGGTTCATGACTTCTGCCGCGCGAGTGAATATACGCACTTCCTTATTTGCCGATTGGTGAAACCATCTTATCTCTGTAGTATTGTTCCCCATTATCCTAGACTGAGATTCTACATTACGGGCAAATCCTCTACCGCCATTATTGCTTTCAATGTTAGATATGGTTATGTTATCTTTTGCCAACATTGTAGCCACCATAGGCTCCGTCACTTCCATAGAAGCGCTGGTATAAGCTATATCCAAGATAAAGTTTCCTATCTCTGTGTCTATATAATTTATAGAACACAGATTATCTTCCCCAGTATCTGCAGTATCTGTATAGTTTTTGCGTATCGCCCTATTAGTATATGGAATCTCCTTATAGGTCTTGAACTTGCCATACATAAGCCCCTCCATTGGTTTAGGATTCTGCATGTATTGCGTCTCAAAAACAAACGGATTTATTTTACGTAAATTATGAAGCTCCCGCAGCTTATGTTTAAATTCCCAAAGAGGTCTTTCATCTCCTTTTTCGTCATGTTCGATAACCGGCAGTGAAATCACAGTCCATTCTCCTGGTTCGGTTTTCATCAGATAGCCACACAAATCATTCTCATGGAGACGCTGCATGATTATAATGATAGGTGTATTACGGCTATTTACACGGTTGCGGATGGTTGTTTCAAACCGTTGGTTTATCTTTTCTCTTTTCAAATCTGAAAGAGCGTCTTCCGGCTTTATAGGATCGTCAATAACAACGGCACCAGCAAACCTGCCAATCGAAGAAATATTATCTATCTCATCTTCTATGTTGTCAACCTCCCCTGCACCAAAACCTGTTATTTGTCCTCCTGTAGATACAGCATATACCCCTCCTCCTGCTGTAGTAACCCATTTCTTTTTACTGTCAGAGCCATCTTTTATTTCAACGTAAGGGAATAAGTTCCGATAATCCTCTGATTTAACAATATCCCTTATCTCTTCAGAATTATCATGAGCAAGGTCATCAGAATAAGAAAGGTGTATGAATTTAGACGCCGGGTTTATAGCAAGTCCTTCAGATATGAAATTCTTAACCGCAAGTTCTGTCTTAGAATATCGAGGAGCAATATTTATAATGAGTTTCTTTATCTTTCCGGCAATCACATCATCAAGAGCATTACATATTATCTCATGATGTTTGTTCACGACAAATCTTCTTCCGGTTTTGCTCTTAAAGAAGAATCGTGTATAGTTAAGTGTCCCGGATAGACAGAATGCCCGAAGATATGTGTTCCCATCAATCATAATCCTTTAATAAGCAGTTTAGCTTCCTCTACACTCATAGGCTTGGGAGTATTGACATTTATTTCCGAGGCTGCATCAAATCCAAGCATTTTACAAATGCGCTCAATAGCCTTTATTTTATCGTATAGCTCTATCTTTACATATTCAACATCGATAATTTCAGGATCGTCACTTGTACCAATATTCTTTTTAAGCGTCTTTGTAGATATACATTTTATTGCAGATTTTTCTCTCTTGGAAAGCTTATCAAATTCCTTACGTTCAATCCATGTATTATGCATGTCAGCAATAGTAGAAAATGCAATACTGGACAGTTCTTGCAAAATACGCTCTTTAGTTATATCAGACTTTTCTTTTTGCTCCTCTTGCAATACCTTAACCCTTGCCGTAATCATGCCGTTGTTCATCAGTTCTATAGCTTTTCTATTGACCGTCTCATCCTTCATTTTATCACATGAGTAGGCACGACGATAGGCATTGGAAGCATTACCGCTTTCAATGTAGTAATTACAGAAGTTTTCTTGCTTAACAGTTAAGGATTTTCCCATGTCTTTTCGTCATAATTGGTTGCGTACAACATAATACGCATCACAAAGATAAGAAAAAAAATGAGGAAATAGATAAAAAAGTTATGTGAAAGTTATTCTGTTTGATTGATATTATAAAGATAATCAAGCACCTTCCTGTTTGTTGCGTCTACAATTCCCCAGTCTCTTTTTATATATTGATCGGTTATATTATACCTTGACTTATGATTAAGGCATATAGCAATATCCTCCATGGGAATACCACAATCATTTCTAGCAATGGTAGCCCATGAATGGCGGGCTGCGTAAAATGTTAGATCATCAATATTAAGTGCTTTACCAATGACTTTTAAGTGTTCGTTTACTGCTCGATTAAATTGCGCATGAGAAGAATTCCTTTGATGGAAGGAGAATAATCTTTCACTATCCTTATATTTGTCTATGTAAGGAAGTAACTCTGGTTCTATTTTGATAGATATGAAAGCATTATCCGCCCTCCTATCCTTTGTCTTTCTTCTCTCATAATCTACCCGGCCATTATTCTCTACGATATAATATAAATCTGCGGAATTAATCCCACATAGCAGAAAAGAAATAATAAAAGCATCTCTCGCTATTTGTACCCCCTTAAGTTTAGTTTCAAAAGCCATAATATTCCTGATCTGTTCTCTTGTCAGTGCTTTTTTTCTATTTACAGGTTTCTTAGGATACTTGTACTTAACAAAAGGATTATTGGGAATCTTTATAATGCCAGCATCTTCATCATTGTATTTTAACTTTGCTGCTGAAAAAACATTGTGTATCACAGATATATAATCTATGATTGATACTATCGAGAAATCATTCTTTTTTAAATATTCCTCATATTTATAAAGTAAGGCAGATGTAATATCTGTAAAAAGGTCAACCGAACTTCCTGCAAAAGTTTGGAACTTTTTGATTCTCGTACAATGAGTAACTCCTATTGCTCTTCCAGCTTTTGTCATTTCTTCAAAATATTCATATGCAAAGGAAAAAAAATGTATATCCTTAGAATTATTTCCTGAAAGCATCTCTTCCATATGAGAACACAGCCTTTTAGCTGTAAAGCTATCAATAATATGGCCGAGTCTTACGATTTCTTTTCTGATCTTAAGTATATCAAGAGTAACGGCATCATATACTGGATTATTATTTGCTTTCAGTTCGAACTTTCCTGCCTTTTGCGATATGAGTTCTTTGCCTACATAGTATTGTGTAGACATATAAGCAGATTCGCGTCCATGAGTTATTCGTATTTTCACGTTCCACGTTTTATCTTCCCTTTGCTGGTGCCTTAACACTACAATTTTGACTGTTGCCAT